ATGTTAAAAATTTATTTACAAAAGATACTGCCGAAGAAGTTGGTGCAAAAGCAATAGACCCAGAATCTGCAAAATTAGCTTTAAAAGAATTGTTAGACAAGCCTAGCGATAAACCTTTGACGGGGGTTGATATTCAAAATCCGGAATTTAAAACTTTTGCAAGAAGTGTTGTTTCAAAATATCCGCAAGCAAGAGAAATAGTTAAAGATTTTACAGAAGGAAGAAATAAAGAGGCTTTTACTAGAATAAATAATGATTTAAAAATTATTTCTAAAATAGACAATGCCGACGATTACACCAAACAAATTAGCGACACACAAAAATCTTTAGCTTCTCCTTTATACGCAGAAGCGGAAGCTGATAGAACAATAGTGCCTAAATTTGAATTTAAAGAAGTTAAAACAACTACTTCTCCACAAACTACGACAGTTTCCGAAGGTGTAAAAAGTTTTAAAACCGATTCTTCAACAAAAACTAAAACTGACTTTATTAATAAATATAATCTTCAAAGTAAATCTAGGGATATTGAAAAACCATTAGTTTCTAAAGAAGAAAAAGAATTATTTCAACAAGCAAAAGGTAATTTTGAAGGCTCTAACAAAGAAGAATTATTTAATATTGCTGATAAATATAAAACTGCCACACAAGATTTAAAAAAATATGCTCCAAAAAACCCGTTGCAATTTATAAAAGAATTAGGAGGTATTTATGATTTTCAAGGAGAATTAGCTTCTTTGGGAATTACAAATAAAACTTTACCAGGTTTGTTAAGAAAAGAAGGAACTAAGGGAGCTTCAATTGATCAAATTGGAGAAAAACTTTGGGAAGCTGGCTATTTTAAAGAAAAACCTAGAGTAAATAAAGTTTTAGATTTTATTAAAGAAGAATTAACAAACACAACAAAAGGCAATAGAGCAACAACTTTTTCTCAAAATAGCACAAAATACAATGAAGCTAAAGAATTTTTAAATGAAACAGATTCTTTAGGAATAGATATAGACGCTATTAATAAATTAAAAAAAATAACTCCACAAACTGTTAAAAGTGGCATAGCTGGAATAAAAGCTGGATCATCTTATGATAAACGAGATTTGTCTAAAAAAGGAATTGAAGAATTTCAAAACACTTTAAGAAAACAAACAACTACAATTGAAGAAGGTGGCAAAATAGTTAATGTTAGAAAAGAAATTACTAATCTTAATCAAATGTCGCCAAAATCAATAGAATTGGCTAAACAACTTGATGAATTAGAAAATAATCAAGTATTTCAAGAAACAAGAAATAAAGCCAAACAATTTTTAAATCCTGATGCTCCTGATAATTCTATTGAAACATTGCACGCTACAAGAGAAATGTTTGATGATAAAATTTCCGTAGCTATTAGAAATGGGCAAAACAAAGAAGTTAGAAGATTGTCAATTTTAAGAAGCAAGGTTGATAATATTATTGGAGAAGTGTCTCCTACTTTTAAAGAAGCCGATAATGTTTTTAGACCTTTGGCAATAAAAAAAGATGCCGTAGAATTTGGAAAAGAATTTTCGAAATATGAGCCTTCTGAAATAATAAAAAAAATAAATGAATTTACTTCTAAATCTGGTTTAAAAAGACAAGATATTTTAGATGATGTAAAAGTTGGGGCAAAAGATACAATTGTTAAAGATGTAGAAAAATTAATAAAATTTGATAGCTCTAATATACCAACAGAAATTCAAGTAAAAAAAATAATTGAAAATAAATTTAAAAAAGATCAATTAAAAACTTTTTTAGGTGAAAAAGATTATGAAGAATTTATTGATAATATTAACAAAGAAGCTTTGTTTAATAAGGCTATTAAATCTTTAAGGTTAGATAAACCAAGCACCCAAGAAGAAAGCACAAATTTTATTTTAAGAGCTTTTAATGGTTTAATTTCTTACGCTACAAGTAATTTTGGTAAATATGCAGCAATAACAAACGCAACAAAAGCAGGAGAACAATTTTTAGTAAAAAATTATAGAGGTTTAAATCCTGAAAATGCTAAGGAAATTGCTAAAATTATTACTAATAAAAATGCTTCAATTAAATATCTTGAAAATATTATAAATAAAGCGTCAAAAGAGCAAAAACCTTTTGTTTCTCAAGCAGTTACGGATTTAAAACAATTAGATAAATTTTCTGGAAAAGCGGCTGCAAATACTTTAAATTTTGGTATTGATGATGACAACGCAGAAAAGCCAGTATTAATGCAAAGTATCAATACTGAACAAGAAGTTCAAAAAATTAAACAACAATTTTACAAAAAATAATTATGGCACAAAGATTTATTGAACCAATTGCAAGAATATTCACCAACGCAGGAGCTGTTGGAGTAGGATATAAATATTATTTTTATTTAACTGGAACAACAACGCCAGTAACAACTTACCAAAACGCTGGATTAACTGTTGCAAACACTAACCCAGTTATATCTGACTCTAATGGTCGTTTTCCTGAAATTTGGTATTCTGATTTATCTCAATTAAAATTAATTGTAAAAGATTCTTCTAATAATACTTTAGAAACAGTTGACCCAGTTGGAGCAACCACTTCCGCAGTCTCTCTTAATGACTTTGATGTTCGCCCTACTTCTTATTGGGGTTTAACTGCAGGGACATCAACAGCTTACACTTTAATTGCAAACCCAACAATTAGTGCTTACGCCAACACCCAAACGTTCGTTGTGCAAGTTCATGTTGATTGCGGAGCAGCACCGACTTTAGCAATTGACAATTTATCTGCCTTAAACTGGAAAAAATATACTCAGCAAGGCACTAAAACGGCATTAAAAGCAAATGACTTAAAAGCAAGTCAAAGATATTTTTGTGTAAATGATGGTGTTGATGTTGTCTGTTTAAATCCTAACTCATTACCCCTTTTATCAGGAACTTCTACAGCTTTGACAATATCAGCGGGAGTTATTACATTAAATAATAATTCAGGTTCATATATTATAGATACCGAAGGATCAACATCTAGCGATGATTTAGATACGATAAATGCTGGTCAAGATGGGCAAATTATTTTTTTACGGTTACAAAATGCAGCTAGAATAATTAATGTTAAAAATGCAGTTGGTAATATAAAAATTGAAACTGGAGTAACAATTACATTAAATTCAACTTCTCAAGTTTTAATGTTAAGATATGATTTAAATTTAGCCCAATGGATTGTTGTTGCTAACAATACTGAAACTATAGAAATTTTACAAATTGCATACACTGGAAATGCTACTTATGGTAGTGGAGGAACTGTTTTACCATACGATGATACTATTCCGCAAAACTTAGAGGGAGATCAATTTATGTCGCTTTCTATTACTCCTAAAAGCACAACTAGTTTATTAAAAATAGATATAATTACAATTCTTAGCTCTAATAGCACAAGAACATTAGGAACTGCTCTATTTCAAGACTCAACGGCATCAGCCCTTGCTTCTACTTTTTCTTCGGTATCCTCATCTTTTGCAACTGTTCAAAAATTAACTTTTTTTATGGCAGCGGGAACTACTTCATCTACTACTTTTAAAGTAAGATGCGGTTCCGAATCTGGTGGAAACTGTTATTTTAACGGTAACCCGACTTCTAGAATTTACGGCGGAAGCGCTATTTCTTCAATTACAATAACTGAATTTCAAGGTTAATTATGCTAAATGTTATCGAAGCTATTAAAAAAATTTACCCAGAAATTAATGGAGGGTTTGTTTATTGGGAAACCAAGCAAGATGGTTTTCCTTGGGATAATCCATTTGACGGTCTAGTTTGGGAAAATACTCAATTTGAAAAGCCAACTTGGGAACAAATCGAAACGCAATTTACTAATATTAAATTAGAGCAAGCTAAGGCAATGAGAGTAACTACCCGCATAACCTACCTTAAAGAAACCGACTGGCAAGCAGCCGCCCTTATTAAATATGGTCGTCCAATTGATGATGGCGTTGCAACTAAGTGTCAGCTTGCAGTAGATGAAATGGATGCAATTAATGCATGCGCAACTATCGAAGAAGTCAAAGAATATTCAATCAATTTTTAATTATGGCAGTAAGCGGAACTAACACCTTCTCACAAACAAGAAACGATATAATTAACAGAGCTTTATCAATTCTTGGTGTAAAAACACGCGGTAGAGCTTTAAGCTCCGAAGAGGTAAACGAGGCTTCAGATGCTTTAAATCTGTTTGTAAAGGGTCTTAAAAGCGAAGGTGTTTATCTTTGGAAATACGCCGAGGGAACTTTATTTTTAAAAGTAGGTCAAGAAAGTTATATTTTAGATGGAACAATTACCAATGCAACAGAATCATTTACTCAAACAACAACAAGTTCAGCAGCTTTAAGTGCAGCAACGGCAATTATGGTTACAAGTGCAACTGGCTTTATTGCTGGTTATTATGTTGGTGTTATGCAAGATGACGGAGACATTTTTTGGACGACTGTTGCAAGCATTGCTGGAACAACGATTAATTTAACTAACGCCTTAACTGATGATGTTTCAAGTGGCGCAAATGTTTTTGTTTATCAAACTAAAATTACTCGTCCTGAAACAATCACCTCGGCAAGAAGAAGAGACTTGTCAAGTTGCGATATTCTTTTAAACGAATTAGCAAGAAGTGATTATTTTAATCTTTCTCAAAAAACAGTCACAGGGCAGCCAACTCAATTTTATTATGACAAGCAGTTAAACTACGGAACTTTATATTTATACCAAGCCCCTAATGACGCAACCAACACAATTAGATTTACATTTCAAAAAATGTTTTTTGATTTTACAAACGGGAACGATAATCCAGATTTTCCAATTGAATGGGCTGAAACTTTAGCTTTTGGTTTAGCTTCTCGCCTAACTTATGATTATGGAATTGATAAAACAAAAGCAGAATTAATTAAAAGAACTGCTGATGAAATGTTACGTAATCTTAAAGGATACGATAGAGAAGATTCAATTTATTTTGTGCCAACCTATAATCTATATCAATAATGCTGCAACCAATCCATTTTGGAGTAAATTCGTATAAGGCAAAAAGCGGCTTAATTTCGGCGGAAAGAATGTTAAATTGTTATGCCGAAATAGCCCCTCAAACAAGCCCTTTTCCTAATATCGTTTTAGGAACTGCTGGGCTTACTGTTTGGAAAGACACTGGGGTTTCTTTGCCTGTTTATGGAATGCGCGTAATGGGTGAAAATCTTTATGTAGTAGTAGGAGATAAGGTTTATAAAATAGATGCTTCAAAAACAGTAACATTATTGGGGAATATTACCACAGAAATTGGCAATGTAATAATGACTGACAATGGCGATCAAGTTACAATCGAATTGCCAAATGGAACTGTTTATTACTGCACACCAACCGCTTCTTCTTTAGCTCAAATTACCGATGCTGATTTTAATGATTCGGGATCGGTTACAACTTTAGACGGATTTACAATATCCGCTTTGCTAAATAGCAATGAATTTCAATGGTCAGATGTCAATACCACTCAAAATTGGAACGCTCTAAATGCCGCAACTGTCGAGGCTAATTCTTCAAAAATAGTAAGAGTTTATCAAAACAATTTAGAGCTTTGGTTTTTTAAAGAAAATATTATTCAAGTGTTTTACAATACTGGATCGGGCTCACCTCTGTTTCAGAGGAAAGAAGGTGTTTATATTGAGAAAGGTTGCGCCTCCAAATATTCAATTGCCACAATGGACAATTCATTTTTCTTTTTAGGAAATGACAGAATTGTTTATCAAACTATCGGTTATCAATTAAAACCAATTTCTACTTTTCCAATTTCACAAGAAATGGAAAAATACACAATAATTGATGATGCAATTGGTTTTACCTATGTTCAAGACGGGCATAAATTTTATTGCTTAACTTTTCCAAGTCAAAACAAAACTTGGGAATATGATATTACAACTGAACTCTGGCACGAAAGAGAAAGTGTTAATAATTCAGGTATTAACGGAAGGTGGCGAGCCAATTGCTATGCTTATTTTGCGGGTAAAAACTTAGTTGGCGATTTTCAAACTGGAATTATTTATGAATTAGACCCCGATGTTTACACTGAAAACGAAACAGTAATCAAAAGAGAAATTATTGGAACAACAATGTTTAAAAACTTTGCAAGAATGTCTTTAAATAAATTTGTTGTAATGATGGACACGGGAGTTGGTATTGCAACAGGGCAAGGGATTGATCCAAAATTAGTGGGAAGGTTTTCCGACAATGGCGGGAAGACTTACACTGACGAATTATGGCAACCAATTGGCGCAGAAGGCTCTTTCTTAACAGAAGTCTTTTGGACAAAGATTGGTGGAAAAGCACGCTCTTTTATTGTTAGGTTAAATTATAGCGAGCCAACTAAATTTCATATTGTAGGAGCATTTGTAGAAGTGGAAACAGAAGATGATTAATTTACCAAATGTTCAACAACTAGTTGTAGAAGAAAACAATATTGTAAAACCTGAATGGAATACTTTTTTTCAACAAATAAAAACAACAATTAAAACTGATTTATTGGTTGATATTGGAATGCCAAATGCGGGACAACCTTTGGTTAAAGAAAATGGCGAAATTGATTCAGTTTGGTTCTCTTTTTTTGAAAAAAGTTACAAAGCAACTGGTGCATTTTTTGGTATTCCATCTTCTCAAGAAAAATTGAGCAGTAAGTGGCATACATTTTTTGAAAATATGTTTCAAGAGTTAAAATAATTGTTGAATATTTATTTAAAACATTAATAATGACTAATGTTTCTTGAGTAAATGTAAATAAGATTAAACATTTATATATTTATGAGAGGATTATCAAGCCTTTACAAAGGTTTATCAGGTGTCGAGCCGACAGCTGATGACATAGGAGCGGTAAAAAAAGCAGGCGACACAATGACTGGTGCGTTAATATTAAGTGGTAGCCCAACAGAGTCTAATCAAGCCACAACTAAATCTTATGTTGATAGCAAAGTAAATCCAGCCACCACCACAACTCAAGGCGTAGCATTTTTATCGAATCCAATCACCATTGCTTTTAATGGCACTACTCAAATGGACATTGGAGCTGGTGTTGTTAATTATGACAACGGAATTGGTCAATTATTGTGTCAAACAATTACTAAAACATTGCAATCAAGTGGATCTTGGACAGCTGGCACAAGTCAAAATGGTTTAGATACTGGAGCAAGAGCAAATTCAACTTGGTATAATATTTTTGAAATTGTTAAAAATAGCGATAACACAAGCGATATTCTTTATTCGCTTTCTCGTACTTCACCAACAGTTCCATCTGGTTATACTTTAGTAGCGTGGATTGGGGCAATTCGCACAGATGGAAGCGGAAATATAAACTCTTCATATTTGGCACAAAGAACTATTTTTGGTCAAATTGTTAGATTTCAAACTGGATTACTTGCAAGCGGAACTGGATTAATTCCTGAAGATAACACAATACCACAAAATACCGAAGGCGATGAATATATGTCTCTTCAGATTGCTCCATTAAAAACAACTTCTAAGTTAGAAATTAATACAATTGCATATATATCAAATAGCGTGGCTAACCCTAGAATCGGAGCATTATTTCAAGACTCAACTGTAAATGCTTTGGTATCTGGTTCGCATTATGATAATACCAATTCTGCTATGACTCCAATTACATTAAACCATTTTATGAACTCAGGAACAACTAGTGCAACAACTTTTAAATTTAGGGCTGGTGGCGGGGTTGCTAGCACTACTTATTTTAATGGCTTATCTGGTGGTCAATTATTTGGTGGAACTTTTGGATCTTCTATAACAATTAAAGAATATTTATAATGAACGGAAATACAATTTTTAAAGCAATAAAATTAATTTACCCTCAAATTGAAGGTGGTTATACTTACTGGGAAAATCAAACAAATTTAGCCGATGGTTTAGTTTGGGAAAATAAAATATTTCCAAAACCAAAATGGGAGGATATTCAAAAACTAATTCCACAAATTGAATTGGAAGATGCCAAAGCACAAAAAATAAATGAATTAAACACCTTTATTTTTGCTGAAAAAACTAAACCTTATACAACTTTTACAGCTCCCGAGTTAGCCCCTTCAATTGTTGGCGGAAAGACTCAGTTTAAGCAAGGTGAGGCTGTTAGTTTCATTTGGTATGTTGATGCTATTCCAAATTCAAAACTAACTCCTGAGAGCATTTTAAACAAATGTAATCTTGATATGACTAGTTGCATTAAAACCTCTATTCTTGATGCTAAGTCAATTGATTTAGCCAGTTTAAGAGCAAATTTAAAAACTTGTTTAGATTCAAAAATAATTCCTTATACAACTACCATCACTAAAGAAATTGAAAACAAAAAAGTTCAATCAACTGGAATGGTTAATGTGTTTCCAATTGCGGAATCATTGGCAAATCATATTCAACAAAGAGAAGTTAATAGCAATGTTTTGAATAGTGTTTATTTAACACAAATTAATAATTGTAAAACTGTTCCAGAAGTTGAAGCAATTAAATTTACAACAGGAGCTTAATGAAATCAGGGTTTGAATTTATAGACGAAGCCGTTTATACGCCAAAAAAGGATAAGAAAGATAAAATTGTTCTAAAAGAAGATTTAAGATTTTATATCAATTTTGCGGGTCAAAGATTGCAAGATATTTATATTATCCCAGCAGGCTTTGAGTCTAATGGCTTTACTATCCCAGCTTTATTCAAGCCCTTATTTTCTAACTTTGATGTTGGCGTTGAAAATGCTATAGCACATGATTTTTTATATTCAGAATTAAAGCCTTTTGATATGTTTCGCAGAGATGCGGATATGGCGTTTTATAACGGCTTACGCAATAGCTCGCTAGAAGTTTGGAAAGCCAAGGCTTTCTATATTGCTGTTCTAATTTTTGGCGGTAGCAAATGGAGAAAAAAGAAATGTTAGATTTTATTACTATTTTTAATTTAATGAAGCAAGCACCTGAATTTTCAATGTTGTTTGTTGCTTTTTTTATTTATTTAGCTCTTGAAAATAGAAAAAAATTTTTCAAACTACGAGATTATGAAAACAAAGACACCATGGGCATTTTTGTTAAAAACGAAATTAATGCATCGGAAGCAAGAATAAAAGAATATATTGACCAAAAATTCAAAGCTTTAAAAAATGGACTTTAGATTCTTAGAATTTTTAAAAGAAATAATTAACGATACCCTTTATGCAAGCATTGCCAAGCTTGCCATTGCTTTTTATTTGGGCAAAAAGTTTATTCAATTTCTGATTACCGCATTTAATATTGCTTACAAAAAAAAAGAGGAGCAAAAAGAAGATTTACAATTTAAAAAAGATTTTATTGAATTAAAAAAAGATGTAATTGATTTAAAAAAAGATAATCTTGAAAATAAAGAAAGAGATTTAAAAACTCACGCAATTTTAAATAAACTTGAAAAAGATTTAAACGCTTATAGAGAAATAAAACACGACATAAAAAACGAGAATATTGCAAATTTAAAGATAATAGAAAGAAGCACTGATGCAATTGAAAAAAACACCGATTTAATGGAAAAAATTAACAATAAATTATGAAAGAAAAACAATTACTTACAAAAGAATTGGGAGCTAAAATTTACTCCATCATTTATCTAATTGCTTTTTTATTCTATTTAATTTTTATTGGAATCGACATTTTTACACCATTAGAAGATAAAACATTTGACTTATTGGGAAACTTCTTGTTATATGCGGGAAGTGGTTTTTTTGCTATTATAGGCTTTGGAAATTTAACTTTATTTAAAAAATAATATGATTAACTTTATTCTTGCCTACGTTGTCAAATCCAAAAATTTTGCTATTGGTATTATTGGCGTGATTTTGCTTTTATTCATTGTAGGCTTTGTTAATAATTATTTTGAAACAAAATATAAAATTAAAGAATATCAAAGAATCGAGGAAGAAACAAAAGTTTTTCACGAGGATAATATTATAAAACTAAAAACAACCCTAAATAATGCTAAAAATGCTAAAAAAAGTGATTTTAATGACACTGGTAATCTTGATGACGACTACTTGCTCAAAGCCCTTGAGTAAAAGTTTATCACAAGCACAGCTTAAAGAATATACTGATTTATTGCCTGATTATCCTAAAAGAGATACTTTTACAAAACAAGAGCAAAGAAGAATTGCTAGGACACCAGAGAGATTTAAAGATTGGGCATTTGGAGTAATTAAATATTCTAATTGCGTTAAGTATCAAATTTGCAACAACAAAAATAACGAATAAATATGTTTGGATTTTTTAAAAAAGAAAAAGTGGTTGAGCCAGCGATTAAAACATTAATCTTAAAAAGATACTATTGCAACAACGGCAACTATTCCGAGGTAAAAAAAGAAGGCAAAACTTTTAAATATGGCACAACGATTGGAGCTGTAATTGACCCATTAAAACCAAATTATCCGCCATTATTTTACACAATAGAACCCGCCAAACTTTACGCAGGAAAAGAAAATAATTCAGATAATCCAAAAACCAAAGCAAATGAATCTAGTTGTATTCTGGCTGGTGAATATCCTTGCACAATGACATTTAGCAATAGATTTAAAAAACAGTTATATTTTGTCAAAAACACACTTGGTAGAAAGGGCGTAAGAATACATTCGGGAAATTCAATTGATAATTCTCAAGGTTGTATTTTACCATGCACAACTTTAATTAACAATTTTTCAAATGCTGGAATTGTTTACGATTATTACGGTAGTCAATCAGTAAAAGCTTTAGAAAAATTATATATTGAAATAACTGGAGAAAAAGATTTTATCTTAGAAATTGATGATGAGAATCAAGAAGAGAATTTCAAAATAATAACAAAATATAAAGGATATTAATGATAATTTTTCTAATACTTATCTTATTAGCCTCTCCAGTTCATGCACAATATTTAAGAGCTGATTATGGTTCATGGATTGATTCTGATTTTGATTGTCAAAATACAAGACAAGAGATTTTAATAAGAGAAAGTTTAATAACTCCGACGCTCGATCAAAAAAATTGCAAAGTAATTTCTGGATTATGGAAAGATAAATATACAGGAAAATCTTTTACTAATCCTAAAGATTTAGATATTGACCATTTTGTGCCTTTGGCAGAAGTAGATAGGAGTGGTGGTAATAAGTGGACAAAAGAAAAAAAAATTGCTTATGCGAACGACTTAACAAACCAAGAGACTCTAATTGCAGTAAGTGCTAGCCAAAATCGTGCAAAAGGAGATAAAGACATTTCTGAATGGCTACCAGAAAATAAAAACTATCATTGTAATTATGTCGCAAGATGGATTATTGTTAAACAAATTTATCAATTATCTATTGATAAAAAAGAACAATTAGTAATCGATAAAATTTTAAAAAAATGTTATTAATCTACTTAAATTTAGTAAATTAATAGAAAAAAATAGAACTTTTAATAGAAAATAAATAGAAAAAGTGCCTTCAACCTGCTTAAACACTGTATCCAAAAAAATCGGATTTATTTCAACTAAAGGAGAATAAAAAGAGAAAAAAAGAGTAAAAAAAAGAGAATAAAAAGAGAAAAAACCCCCTTGAAGCCTACAAAATAGCGTTCCTAAAATTTACGGATTAAAGAATCTTAAAGGTGTCGAATTCGACACCTTTAAAAACACAGCCCCCCTACAAGAATTTACCACTAACCACAATTGCAATTAGTTTACCTGCTTTCACAAAGAACTTTACAGGCACTCCGAAGATATGATTTATTATTCTTAAGCTATCACGATTAGACTTAGTCAACCGCTGTGTTTTACCCTTCCCTTATTTTGCCCTAGCTTGATACTTAGGTAAGCGATGAACCTACTAGGGCTTGCTCGTTCCAGAGGTCTTGGAGTTATTGCCTAAAACTAACATCTCTATTAGCCTTTCCAAGACTTAACCGCTTGATTAGTGAAGCCATTTCTGGCAATTTGACTAGCTCGTTTTTTAAGCGTCTAGTATGTTTTTATTTTAAACTGCATTAATTTAAAAGTCAAATTTTTGGAGTCGTATCCCAAACATAGCTAAAAAAAGAAATTATAAAAGATACAAAAATTATTATTCCCCTAGAATTCTCCTCCCAATTTGTATAATTAAAATCGGCAAGAGCAAATCCCGTAAAAAAATACATTACTGCAAATACAATAAAGAAGATTAAAAAAGCTTTCAGTAATTTCATAAATTAGTAATTTACATTAATATACAACAACAACCACGAGTTGATTAAACTCGCTAATTTGATTGTTTTTGCGTAAAGAAATAATGTTCCCAATACTGCAATAGAGATTAAAAAAGCTTTCATATTATTTACAATATAATCTTAAAGACATTTGTTCACAAGCCCCAATCGCCCGCAGGTCTTTTGTTGTATCTGCTTTTATGCACTCAAGAATAAACTTGCTTTGCTTTTCACTATCGCAAATAGTGTTTTTGTTTTTTGTAACATTTGCAAAAATGAATATTGCACCAGAAAACATAGCAATTAAAAACATTATAACCATTCCCCTTGCCAATAAATTCCAATTATCTAAATACATATTAAAAACTCCAAATTAAATAAAAATAAATAATAATACTAAACTGTAAACAATAAAAACTATTGAAACTGATTTAAACAAATCTCCTTTTTCGCAGTAAAAATATAGGCTACCAAAAAAACTGACACAAAAAATTAAAATATACACAAATGTTTCTACTGACACTCTAAACTCCCAAACACAATAAATAAAATTTCTGATATATATAACATTTAAACCTCTAAAAATAAATATTCTGGATAAGTAAATTTTACCAACTTCCTTTTAATAATATAAGCTGGCAATTTTTTGGTAAAAGGCGATTTAACATCTTCGATCACAAATGAATTTTTTTCAATGTCAAAATAAACAAAGTCAGCTATATATTTAATTCCCCTTTCGTTTATGCCTTGTTTATCTTTAAAGCTAGGTAATAGATTAAACGGGCTTTGTTTTGTCAAATTTCTTATAACTCCCGCTTTCTGCAACATTTCTAATTCTTTAAAGCGTTTAGCCTCTTTTTTAGAATCAAAACCATCTTTAGTTTTAACATTCTTATATTTGTTGCCTTTTTTATAAAAGTTGTTCATATTCCTTCTTTAGATTTTCATAGTTATTTAAATATTCTGTAAATTTATCAGAGTTTGCAAAGCTTATTAATTCACAATAATGATCGTCCCTAATCGATTTCTCATCTCCATAAGATAAAAATATTTCTTTAAAATTATCATATTTTAATACAATAGAATAATTTTTAATTTTATAATCATCACGAAAATCACTTATTACATTAGTTATTTCATTGTCAGGAGTTGCTTTTATAATTCTACCTAAACTCAAGTCAATTTGATTGCCATAAAAATTAACAAATCTTGCTTTCTCAAGCTTCTCTCTTAATTCTTTTTTATTTTTCCATTTTTTCCAGAAATTCATAACATTTTAATATAAAATTTATATCCAGTTTTTTTAAAAAGAAAAAAATCACTAAACCCGACTTTTTCCAAAACCCGTATGCTTGCTAGATTATCTTTTTTAACAATAGCAATTAGGAATTTATAATTATCCTTAATTCTCTCGATATAATCCTTTAGCTCTTGCGTCATTATTCCTTTGTTCCAATACTCTTTGTCTAAATCATATTCAAGCTGTGGCACGCCTGAATCGTAATAATTGAGTATTTGTATTTTACCAACCTCTTTGCCGTCTTTAATTATACTGTGATAATTTGAAAGCTTAGCCGTTGTCATTATCTCTAAACTCTAATTCTTTCCCATTTAAATCAAAACCACAACCTTTTAAAGCATTTTCAAAAGCTTCGACAATTTGCTCTAGCTCTGGTTTATCTGAATCTAAGTTTTTTTCAATTTCACACGATTGCTCGCAAAAAGTAATTTTAATTTTTATATTATTCATATTATTTACCCTCCGATTAATATTTAATTGTTAATTTCTTGCCAGCTTTCACATCGCCGACAGTCATTGATTTAGCTTTTTCAATTGCTTTATTAATACTCGCTTCATCGTGATAAGATTCGTTGCTATATTTTGCTTCAATCTCAAATTGATTAGATTTAAACCTAGCAAATTTATAATCTTGCATGGATTTTCTAACATGATCTTCAATTTCTTTATCAAGTTTTTCATATTCTTTTTTTGCTTCCTCAAGCTCTTTTAATCGAGCTAATTTAGCCGACAAATCACTTTCCAAAGGCAATTCAAGCGTTCCCTTCTCAAGTGCTAAAAACTCATCAATTTGCTTATCTTTTTTAGTTTTATCGCTATCGTCTTTGTTAAACAAAGTGCCTTTTTCAAATTCAGCACTAAACCAAACTAAACTTGCAGTTATTGCTCTAACCATTTTTGGGTCTAAGCCAACCTTAAAAGTTTTGGATTCTAATATTTCATGCTCTTTATTAACTGTCTTAACTCCAGCAATATGAACTTCGCAAATTTCTTTTTCATGAAGCCACAATTGAGCTTGAGCTTGAATATAATAATTAAAAGGCAAGCCGTCATTTTCAATTTTAAACCATT